ATCTCTGCACCTACCATACGTAAGAAAGATGCTACGGTACGATTGCCGTAACGCTCGAACTCCTTTTCGTAAGTATCAGGAAGATACTGATTCAAAAAGTTAAAGTTCGTGATGTAGTTTGTGCTCAACACTACCTGCTCAGCAGATGGCTGCAAAGCGAATGTAGGTGACGCTAGTAATGAACCTGCCATGATTTTTAGGTTTTAAAAGGTTATTGTTTCTTGTTAACACTTCGTATGCGAAGACCACGACCTGAATCGTCGTTGACCGCTCGCACTTGCATTCCCCCCTTGTTTACAGATTCCGGTGCTCTCCGCTCGCTCATGTTTACATTTTTTAGCTTGCGGTCTAGCCCATCTACTGCATCGGATTTGCCTTGCTCATAAAAGAACTTAGCATACCGCTCGGGGTTCATTGCCATTGACAAAGCCTTGTGGTATCCTGCTGCGTCTTTAATCATTCCATTCTCGTCCAAGTACTTATTGATAAAGTTCATTGGACTTTCCTGAGATTTCTTTAAAGCCTCAGATTCACCGGGAGCGAAAACTAATTTCCTTCCATCCAAGTCAAACTCAAAACCTTTGAATTCACTTGAAAAGAGCTCGTCAGTCCTCTTGGTAAAGAAGTCTCGCTTCTTTTGTGTAGCCTCCCTTTCGGTCTTTGACTTTTCGACAGACTCTTTATAAGACTCATACATTTCCCTTTCTTCATCCGGAATACCAACCGACCTTGACTCAAGGGGTTGTTTGTATTGCTCCTTCAGATTGTTGAAGTATGTCTTGGCCTTATGAAGAGCCTTTTTCTTTGCCAAACGAGCTTTCTTAACATCAGATTCGTCATCGAGCTCCGCATCGTAGGAATACTCAGAGAGCATTGCATCTACGTCTTCGGAATCGATTCCTTCTTCTGTCTGCAAGAAGTACTCGCGTAGCAAATTATTTTCATCCATGGAATCAAAATCCTGTTGTAACTTCAGGAAATCTTGAATCCCACGACCTGTTTCTTTTTTGTACTTCAAGAAAGATGCAACATCCTCGGGCAACTCTTCATTCTGCTCACGAGCAGTGAATAGCTCATCCAAGGAATTAATCTCCTTGTTGTACCTTTTGCCAATATATGAAAGAACGTCCTTCTCTTTTTCTAAGAGCTCGTCTTCAGAAGGTGGCACCGGGTCCGGTGTTGGTGCCGGGTCTTGATGCTGTTGCTCGTGCTTATCGAGTAACTCTTTCTCAATTTCTTGAACCGACTTCTCTTCCTTAAACGAAACCTCTTTTACTTGAATGTCCATAAGATTATAATTTGTACAAAGTTAATAAACATTTTTTTAACTTTATCGAACCTCGAACTCGGCTAGGTCAAACCCATCCAAGGAATCCTCGTTTGATTCAAAGTTCTGTGGAGGAAGATTCAACTTTCGCTGATTAATCAATCTTGATTGCTCTGTGTTCTGCTGACTAATTCTCTTTGACTTACCTTCCTCCTTCATGTCATCTCTATTAGCCAATTGTGCCTCAGTCATCTCAACAATCCTTATTTTATAATCAAACTCTTCAGCCATTAATTTGCTCTTCAGCTCAGCTTCAGCATTCATCTTCTCAATAGCAAAAGCAACGCGAGCTTGCTCAATCTTGATGTCCTTCTCGGTCTCCATTTGAATCTTTTGAACCGCCAACACATTCGACATCTCTTGGGCCTTAAGATTCTGCTGAGCTTGCATAGCTTGCATTTGCATCTGCATCTTCTCTTCTCGCTCTTGCTTCTTAATCCTCTTGACCTTGAGTAACTGATTCGCGAGCTTTAAGTTCTTCACCTCCCGGATATCAATGGCATCCTCCAAGTTGATGTCACCTTTTGATAGGGCCATTTGAATGTTGGCTTCAAGCTGAGCTTTCTCCTCTTCATCCGGAGATACCTCAATGAAAATGCCAAAGTCATAAATGTACAAGTCCTTGATTTGGTCAAGAACGCCAACATTATACTTTCCAATCTTGTTTGCAAAGTCATCCCTAAAGTCAGCATACTGCAAAATGTCAGACACCCGATAGGTAAGCCCCTCCGCCAATGTTCGGAACATATAAAGCGCTCCATCAAGAATATGACGAGTAGCTGTGTTTGAGTTTAAAGCTGCCAACTTCTGCAATCCAACCAACCCTCTTGGGTCCGGAGTGGAGCCATCCCTTGCCTCATTCAAACCGGTGACAGTTCGAATCATGTCAAGGTAGTGGTTGTAGTTTGCAAGCAACATCTGAGTCTTTCCACTTCCCGAGTTTGAGTTAAGCTCCTGAATAGGAATTCGGGCATTGTTGTAGTCTCCTTCTTGAGTGAAGCTGCGGCCTATGACGCTACCGGTTTGGAAATACAATCGTAAAGCATCCTCGGGATTGTATGCGGCACCGGTTCCAAGGTCAACCTCGTTCAACCCATCGGCATCAATAAACACACCGTCCGGAACCAACCGGGAAATAACTTGCTGTAGCTTCAAATGGGTAATCTGAATCAAGTCAGCAAATGGAATCATCCTGCGGACCAAAGACTCAATAACACCCTTGTACATCCTAGGTGCCACCGCAATATAGTTTGGAAGTGCGTGCTGAGATGAGGACTTTGGCCTAACCATGTTCTCCGCCATCTCCCACTTCAATATGATATTGGTACCCATGACCATAACGCCATTGTACCAAACATCCACAACCTTTTCAATTTTTTCAAAACGACCTTCCTCCATCATCTCTGCCGGAGGATTAAAGGTATCGTCCTTCTCAATCACCCGGGAACCTCCACCATCAGAAATCTTTTTCTTGTATACAATACGCTTGGTGGTCTTGTAGTTGAAATAAAGAAGAGTGCAAGTATCTCGGTTAAATATGCTGTTCTCATAGAACTGAGCTACATTAAAGTAGTCATACCAAGACTGACTGTACTTTGATATCTCCTCCAACTTCTCATTGGTAAGAGATGGGTCAATCTTGTACAGCTCCGTAATCGGAAGAGTCTTAATCTCTCCCCAATAAAAACAATCTTTAAAGTGTGGGTCTTCAGTGTAGCTGTAAACAATATTGGCCGGGTCAACATATGATATCTCAACGCCGGCCCCCGGCAAAAACTCATGCTTACACACAGAAATACCTATAGTCGCAAGGTCATAGTCCAACCTCTTTCTTAAGTCGTAGTAGTGATTCTCCTCAAGAAGAGTATTGATGGCCTCCTCTTCCGCAATCTCAATAGCAGGCTTATAGTTCAGTTGCATATACAACGAAAGCCCCTCATCTGTGCTAGGAAGCTCATCGGGATTCATCGTAAATGGGTCGGCACCGGTCTTCTCTTTAATCTTCATCAAGATGTCCTTAGCCACCATCTGCCCCTCAATCATATCTTGATACACACTCCTACGCTCTTGGGACATTGCATCTTGAGCAAACGCCTTTACCTTAAACAACCGGTCTGACATACCGTTTACAACGATGTCAACAAACTTTGGAATAATAGGNACCGGTGTCCAATCCAAGTTCAAATACGACAAGTCTCCGTTTACAGAAATCTCATTTTTATATTTCTCAGTAGACTGCTCTCCTCGAGCATACAGCCGAAGCCGGTGAAAGTCTCTCCATTGACTGTAGTACCTACATTGGTTTCCATCCTTTCGGAACCACTCGTATTGAATAGCTTGTCCAATCTGCAACCCAAACTCATCTGATGCTTTATCAGCATCCGAAACAAACTGACTCGGGAAACCGGCGGCACTTATGTTGACCTTGATGTCCTTCATTGATTAATCTTACTAAAAACTCCGGAATTGTTATACGTTGCAAAGTTAACGCTAATTTTCGATTGTTTTACCTCCGGTTGATATAAGTGCTTTTGATTCGCCATGATAGCCAATCCCGAACTAATCGTCGCATCATGCTTCGTTCTATTGTTAATATCAAACTTTGCCCAATCCTCAATAGTACGATTAAATGGCATAGTGCCCATCTCCTCAGAATCCCTATACACTCCCTCGAAATCTAATCCAACGTGCTTCTCAATGTATGACTCTACCGCGGCAGCGTGTGCTTGCTTTACATCCTCTGAAGAGTTTGGTATACCTCCAAGCTCTCTTTCTGTTTTTGAAAGTTTTGATATGTTTTTGTCCGGCCGGTTCAAGCTAAACCCACGATACCCCCGATTTTTAAAATGGTACAACAACCTAGGCTTGTTGTTCTCGGCAAGAATCGGCATACCATAAAACATACAAGCCATCAGTACCTCCTCAAAAAATATCTCCGCCGTTTGAGGCCGGGCAATGTACTCAAGAAAAAACTCATTGGATGGAGCGTTTTCCATATTGAATTTGGTCAACCCATGGAGAGACCCATTTGAGCCACTCCCCGAAACAACGCCTGAGATGTCATAGCTATCGCATCCAAACGCACCAATGTGCTCGTTTAGAGGATACCTTATTCCATTCCTTTCAATAAACCTATTCTGCAACTCTTTAGGCGGAAGCCAACTTACAAGAAACCTGCCCCGACTGTCGGGAGCCCATATAACCTTGGTATCCTTTATGCCATCCTTCCAATGAAAAGAACCCCTTGTCAACATATGGCCCTTAATCATTGAATCGTTGTAGTCAATCTGCTGATATATCTTCGTCAGATTGAAAAGAGATGCCTTACTCTCATCCCTAAAAGCATGAGACTCAGTTCTCGGATACTGACGGTAATATTCATTCAAAGCATCAGCATCGTTCTTAAGAGAATCAACCTCCGCCTCCCAATAATCTATGGCTCCATTGTTTATGAATTGACCATCAACTCCCATTATTTTT